CGAAGCTCACGATCTTTGGATTAAAGCACGCGTAGTTCTGATCGACGCCGCGCATCACGAAGACTCGTAGGTTGTAGCCGATCTGATTCGCCGACAGACCTATACCCTTGTTGTCGTTCATAACTTGAAGCATCTCCTGCACGAGCTCATGTGGATCAACTTCTGGGTTGACGAAGTTGAACTGGCGCGTCGGCATCCTTAGTATGGGGTTAGGAAACTTTACGATCTCTGTCATATCATTCAATCTCTTCTAAAACTTTGAAGCATATCTTAGTGGTACCGTCGATTCCGTTCGCTCCTTCATCGCTTATTTCAACGAAGAAGAAGTCGACTTTATCTTTTAGATCATTCTTTAAACTCTGCATCGCTTCAACGAATACGTATTTAGTCTGATGAACTTTATTAAGCCTATTCATCATACCTATATTGAACGTGATTAGCCCTTTACCATCTTTCTTGAACATTGATATGTATTCTATGATTCTATCTTTTATTCTTTCAAATGGTACAAAATGCAGAGAGTTGATGGCAAAGGCTCTATCGACTTTGTTTCTATTCTTACTCAAAAATTCTTCAAAGGTACAGTGAAGATCAGCATCATCATTAGTATCTATACCTATTACATTAAACTTGTCGCTATAAATTTTCTTAAAAAAATTATCACCACAACCTATATCGTAATAGTCGTAGTCTTCATTGTCAAATATCATATCCAAATAGTAGAAAGTGTCAATAGTAAAATACTGATAAATTAAACTTTTTCTAGGATTCATATTCATATATTGATCGTGTGTGATCAACTCGCAGCTGTAAAGTTTCTTTATCTTATCAGCGAGTTCAGTTGAATGAAAGTTGTTAAGATATTGCTTCTTGGTCACGCCGCTATCCTACTGAAGTTCTTGTGCTTCTCAAACTTGATGACGTTGGCGAACTTATCCACCATCTGATCCACTTTGTGGCTGATGATGAAGGTGTTGGTGTCGAGCGTCAGGTTGCTGATTATCTTGAGGAACTCATCGGTGCCGTTGGAGTCGAGCGACCCGTCGAGCACCTCGTCCATGATCAGTAGATTCGTCGACGCGCTGTTGCGGAGTCTGGCGATCGCCCGCCACGTGAATAGGATCGCCAGATTGATCCTCATCTTCTCGCCCTCTGAGAACGATGCGTATGAGAACTCATCGCGGAATCGCGACTTGATCTTCTCCTCGAAGTTCTCATCCATCTCGAAGTTGACGAAGAAGTCCATCGCCGACAGGTACTTGTTGATGAGTCGGTTGATGACCGGCACGTACTGCTTGATGATCTTAGCCTTGATGCCGGTATCTTTGAGGATGATCGACGCGACGTTGAGGGCGTCTTTGTCGCGCAGCAGCTCGGCCTTGTCGTCGGAGAGTCTACCGAGCGTTCTCTCGAGCTCCTTCATGACGCCGTCGTCGATCACGAGCTTATCGTTGTACTCCTGAGTCTCCTTGATCTTAGCCGCGAGCGACTTGCACTGGTCGATCAAATTGCTGATCGTGTTGTTCTTGGTGATGACTTCGATGTTCACGGAATTAATGTCAGCAGCCACCCGTGCGATGGATTGTAGCCTATCAAGAACTCGCGTGATCTCCACTTGTAGTTTATCGATTGCGTCCCGTGTTTCTTGAACTTGGCCCTGTTTATCACCGACAGTCTCACACTTAAAGGTATGGTCAATGTCCTGCTTGCATGTAGGACAGCTATCGTGTGAAGAAAAGAACTCGATGTCAGCCGTGAGTTTGGCAACTTTATCAGCGAGTTGTACCTCGAGTCGTTGTAGCTTTTTTTGACGCTCGCCGATCGACTCTTGGTCTTCGATCTCGGCTTTAAGGGATACTGCTTTCTCGCTGAGTCGCTTAACAGCATCGCGCTCCTCCTCTATCCTGTCTGTGTTCTTATTTAGCTCTTCCTTGAGCTTCGCCACGTATGTGTCGTTGAGAAGCTTCGTGCTCTCGATGATCTGCGTCTGCATCTTGATCTTCTCAGACGTCAGGTCGCATTCGTACTCGACCTTGGTGATCGCGGCGTTGTTGCCTGAGATCTTTTCCCTGAGCAGTGAGTTCATCACCGAGAATATCTGGATGTCGAGCAAGTCTTCGATCACCTCGCGCCGCTGACCGGCGGGAAGCTCCATGAACGGGACGAACGAGGCTGAGCCGAGCACCACGACTTGACAGAAGCTCTTGTGATTCAGCTTTAGGATCTGCTTCTCAAGCACAGTCTGATAGTCGCGGTCCGCCGCCTCTTGGTTGAGCAGCTTACCGTTCTGGTGAACCTCGAAGACGTTCGGCTTCATGCCGCGCTTGATGTGGTATCGGTTCGACCCAATGTCGAAGTCGATCTCAACCAACGTATCTTTCTTGTTGATCGAGTTCATCAGCTGAGACTTGTTGACTTTGCGGAATGGCTTGTTGTACAGTACAAACGACAATGCATCGAGCAGCGTCGACTTGCCGGCACCGTTCTCACCTACGATGAGTGTGGTGTCCGACTGGTTCAACTTCAGCTCGGTGAAAGCGTTTCCTGTTGATAAGAAGTTCTTCCAACGGATTGCTTTGAAGTAGATCATTCTATCTCGTGCGCTTCAATGTATAGTGACTGGATGATGTTTTCAACGCGCTTCTTATCGGTGTTCACGTTCATCGAGTCGACGAACTTGCGTATGATGGTGATGGTGTCCTCAGCCTCGTTGACGATGTCGTTGTCGTCCTCAAGGTTCAGGTTGAAGTGATCCTCGACGATCTGGATGTCGGCGGGTCCGGACTTCTCGATCTTATCGATCACAAGGTCGAACCAGTACGGGTTGGTCTTGTTCTTGACGATCACCTTGACGTACGTATCCTTGTACTGCGCGGCGTCGAACACCAAGACCTCGTCCATCTGCTTGTTGATGTCGTCGTAGTGAAACTTAAAGAATATCTTATACGGGTTTTCGATAAATGTCAACCCTCGAGTTTCCGTATCCAGCACATAAAAGCCCTTAGTGTCTCCGTAATCAGACCAAGTGTATTGAGCAGGAGTGCCAAGGTAGTGAATGTTAGAGCGAGAGGAGCGAGTATGATAATGCCCAGAGCATACGAGATCGAACTTATCAAAGATCTTAGGATCATCGCCGTGTTCATTCACCTGTCCCCTGTACATCTCAAATCCGTTGAGCTCCAAGTGCCCCATCAGTATCGGGGCGTTGGTCTCGTCGATCGCCTTCATGCACTGATCGCGATTCTCGTCGCAGATCCACGGCAGCATGAATATCTTGGTCTTATCCGCGAAGATCATCTCCGCTGCAACGTTGTCGTATATGTTGATGTTGGGATACTTACGATCAAGCAGCTCACGAAGACTGTTGATGTCGTTCGTGTTCTTGAAGTACGTATCGTGGTTGCCGGCGATGATGTGCACGTCGATGTTGCGTCGGCGAAGTGGCTCAAGGAAGTCGTCGCGCAGGCGCTTCGCCGTCACATAATTAATGTACTTGCGGCGATCAACAAGATCCCCCAGATGGATAACAGTATAGATATCTTGACTATCGATCGTAGGAAAGAAAACTTCATCTAAAAACTTCTTCATCTGGCTCAGCATCACCGGAGAATCGTTTCTGATTCCCCAGTGTGTGTCCGTTATAAGTGCGATCTTCATTCAGGTAACTCACCAAAGTACTTATCTAGGTTGCCGGCGGTCTTCTTCGCCTTGATCTTAGCCTTCTTCTCCTCCTGCTTCTTGTCGTAGGTGGAGACCAAGTTCTTCATGTACTCGTTGTCGAGGTCGACGTTCACCGCGCGCTCGTCGCCGTCCATGCCCTGCTCAGCGAGCATACCCTCGAAGTAGAAGTTCTCAAGCGTCTTCTGCTTTATGTATAGGTGCTTCTTCTCACCGTTGATCCTCGCGAGGAACGCGTAGTAGATGATCTGTGTGAAGTAGGCGAACGGGTTGCTCGACTTCTCAGGATCGAAGTTGTCGAAGTACGCGATGCACTTCTCAAGCCCGTCGGCCACCATGTCCTCGCGAAAGGTGTAGTTCACGAAGTTTGGTTTGAGCGACAGGCGAAACGCGATCTTATACAGACACTCACCTATGTACGGTGGGATCCGCGGCTTCTCATCGCCGCGCTCCTTGGCCTCGAGCACGCGCTGCTTGTAGTGTATGATCTCCGTAAAGAACTTCTTGTTGTCGACGTAGTGTTTAGGCACTGGCTTATTCATAAATCCACCGTGTATATTTTATAGTCAAAGTCTTCGGAGTTGTAGATCTCCATGCGCTCGGTCAAGTGCTGGAGCGTGTAGTTGGTTCTGTCGCCGTGGCGAAGGTCGTCGCCTACGTCGTACACCGTCACCGAGTCTTTGGTGTCTGAGAGTCGAAGGCCTCGACCTATCGACTGCAGCAGCCTTATCCTTGACTTTGACGGAGAAGCAAGTACGATGTTGTGAAGGTTGCGAATGTTAATGCCGGTAGAAAAGGTGCCAAAGCTAGCCACGATAACAGCGTTAGACTCGCTCTCAACGATTCTTCTGACGTTCTCTCGGTCTTCTGCGTCGACTCCGCCATGTATGAAGAACACCTTTCTGTTCGGATCTTTCGACTTAATGCTATCATACAACAGTTTACCGTGTTTGTCAACAAACTGGAACAATAAAAGTGTGTTGCCCTCGGCTGAGAGCGTGAGGTTTCTCAAAAACTTGTTTCTCACGGGGTTTGAGACTATCCAGTCCACCTCGTCCTGATAGTTGGCCTTTGAGATGAGCTTCCTGTCTTCCTTCTTGTGCTTCAGTATGATGACCTTGATGCTGAGCTTCGCGACCTTCCCGTCGTCCATCAGGGACTTGGTGGTGGTTACCCTGTGGACTGGACCGAAGAGTCCGGTCAGCGTGATCTCATTCGTCAGCGAGCCGTCGAGAGTACCGGTGAACCCGAACCTGTACTTCGTGTTCTCCATCTTCTCCATGATGGTAGTCAGCGACTTAGCCTTGAACTGGTGCGCCTCGTCGCCTATGATCAAGTCATAGTCTTCGAAATAACCCTTAGGTAGTTTGTATATGCTCTGCCAAGTTGAGATGGTGATTGGCTTAGGCGAGCGTTTGTCCTGTCCAGAGAATACACTATGAACGTTAGTGGAAGAGTCGAAGCCATAGTCAGCAAAATCAGAGGCAAGCTGAGAAACAAGAGAAGTAGTTGGTACGATGATAAGAGTGCGCGCATTGTAGTACCTAGTGATGAGATAGATGATGAACGACTTGCCCGACGCGGTCGGCGAGAGGAACACTCCTCGGTCGCTGTTGACCGCGCGCATGAAGGCTTCGACCTGATAGCCCCTCGGCTTCATGGTTAAGTTGAGAGACTTGAGGAACTCTATCGTCTCCGCTTCGTCGATCTTTTTGGTTGGCTTAAAGCTGTCGTCGACGCTGAACTCGTAGTCGCGAGCTTTGCAGAACTTCCTGATCTCCTCGACCAGTCCGGCGTACGTGATCGCGGTGAGCGCGTTGAGCAGGCGAATCTTTCCATCCCAGAACCTGTTGCGGACGGCCGGCATAAACTTCGCGCCGGGAACTTCAAACGTTAGTTGGTCCGACAGCTCCTGTACTACTGACGGCTCGGCTTCGACCCTGAGATAAGTCTCATTGATCTTGCGAAGGTGCACCTTATCCACCCACCTTGAACCGCTCAAAGTCTATCGCACTCTTTATCAAATATCCTCTGTTGCTTATCGATTTTATAATCGCTTCAAGAGTGTCGACCTTCTCTTGCTGAACAGAGATCTTTAGGTTGATCTTAATGATGTCTTGGTCGGCGTCAAGGTACATCGGCAAATCGGACTTCAGTACGGACAAGCGGAAGGGTTCCCAACCGTTCGCACGCAAGTCTTCCTCAGGTAGGACGCCGCGGTAGTAGTCGATCTTAAGAAGCTTGAGTGTGCTTCGATCTTCTTCAAGCTTGCGCAGCAGCATCCTCTCGTCGGAGAACATCCGTAAGTATTTACTGTGCAGCTTTGGGATCTTTAGAGCTTCTTCACCGAGCTCGATGCGATTGATGTCGCAGTCCTGCGACCACAGGGCGTGGATTTCGTCCAGCTTCATAGTGTATCCTCACTCGCGTCAGAGAGACACGATCTTCATGATGTTGAATTTGAATCCAACCCTCGCGGTCACGTAGTTGAGGGCGGTGTCAGCCGTGGTGAAGTTGACTTCACTCAAGCTGTATGGGAACATGTTGGTGAACTGAACCTCGGTGGTCGGAGCCATCGAGCTGTTGAGCACGGTGAGCGTTCCGTCCGACACGGTTCCCTCGCCGGATCCTATCGCGGCGTTCTTGAGCGACGCGTACTGCTCGAAGCTCTCGGGGAAGCCGAGCTTCATGAGCCAGACGTATATCTCCAAGTAGTTCGCTAGGTTCTCATCGACCTTGAACGTCAGGATGAAGTCGCCGAAGCTCGGCTTATCACCGGGGATCTCCATCTTCTTGAACGGAGTCTGCACGTTTATGTACCCGATCTCGAAAGACGGGATGTTCGCGTCGGTCGCGAAGAAGTTGAGGTTCGGGGCGCGCTTGAGCTTAAACCTGAAGCCGAGCGGCGACAGAAAGTTCGTATCACCGGGTTGCGTGAAGAGCATCCCGGTGTTCGCAGCACTGATGGTGGTCGTTAAGTCTATGGCCATGCTTTATTTATCAATCACCCTCGTCGCATCTTGGAGATGTCCTCGGCGTCTTGTGAGTTGAAGACGGGAACCATGTTCGACTTGTGCATTGTCGCGATGCCCTTGAGGTTGCCGCCGGTGTAGACTTTGGCCTCGGGCTTTGGTGCGGAGCTCGACGACATGCCGGCGCTTTGGTAGTCGGAGCGATCGACCTGCATGGTGCTCTTGTACTCGTTGAGCCAGTCGCTGCGCAGCACGTCGCGGTCTGCCTTCTTGCCGCCCGTGACTTTGTGGATGAACTGAGCGTGCTTGAGCTTGGCCATGTCGACGCGTGGGAGGCTGCCGAACGACTTGGCTGCGCGAGGCTTCTTACGGGTCTTGAGGTCGTTGAAGTATACTGGAAGCAGGTGCATCGTCATTGGCGGGTCTCCGTGATCTAATCTTACCATTATACACTTTTACGTACAATTGTACACCGTTATTTTCGCGCTGAGTCACCAACCTGCGCTTGTTCATAGTTCAACCCTTCATAAAGAAGATTTCGTAGATCGCCGAGATCGTGAGACCCGTGACGGCCACCGAGATCGGGAGCATATAAGCTGAGACTACTGCGTAGATTTCCTGTAACATTTGACTACCCTTTCCAATCCATTATCTAGATCTTATCAAAGTTTTAAGAAAATGTCAATAGAAAAGTGCCGGTTTTAAGAAAAAAAATTGTGTAATCTTTTCAATGGGTTAGGGGTAAATACTCGATCAGGAGGGCTTGAGATGGAAAAAAGGGTGGTCCCAAAGTGCCGTTTTGGGCAGCACAGCTACTTCTCGGCCGAGGGCAGGTGGCTCCCGTGCTGCAGCTTTCCGGCCATGGGGAAGGAGTTCAAGGAGAGCATATTCTCAAGGGATGAATACCTATTAAAGAACAACGAGCGTGTCGACGAGTTTCACGACAAAGATTCTTTCTTGAACTGGATCGAGCACATAGAGACGAGCTACGAGAGCAACCTAGAGGTATGTAAGAATCGTTGTTCACTGCAGGCGCATGAAACCATGAAGAATCGCAGGGGCATGCGCTGGACGATGGAAGAGCTGGAAGAGCATGAATCTTGACATCGAGCTTTCTACGAGGTGCAGGCTTTCCTGTCCTAAGTGCATAAGGACAAGGCTCGTAGAAAGAAAGGAGCTTGAGATCTACGATTTTCCCGTGGATCAGTTTAGAAAGATCTGTGAATCAAAGAAGTACAGGAGCATGTTCTTCGGCGGAACGTACGGCGACTGCATTTACCATCCAGACTTCTATGAGCTTGTCAAGATCGCTAAAGAAAACAACATTTTTATCCAAATTCACACAAACGGTTCAGGAAAATCCCTCGACTGGTGGAAAAGCATATTCTTGCTCATGACTAAAAATGATGCTTTAAACATAGCGATGGATGGATTCAAGGAGACCGCTGGGATCTATCGTGTTAACTTCACTGAGAAGGACTTCTATAAGAACTTAGAGATATTTAAGCTGGCAAAGATTCGCGGGATAGAATGTGTTTGGACTTTCATACCTATGAAGTTCAATGAACATCAGATCGACGACGCGAAGAAGCTAGCTAAGGAGCTGGGAATCACGTTCTTATTGAAAAAGAGCGAGAGGTGGTATAAGAAAGATGATCCCATGCTTCCCAGTAATCCAGAACTCATCGCCACCCATGCCAGAAACAGGCTAAAAATATAGTTGACATTTCATCCCGCTCATGTATAATCATACTATGAGATTAAAACAGGGATAGACCATGATCATCAATACGGATTCAAGTTTTCTCAAGAAAGAAATCATCGAGACGGTCGAGAGGGAGTACAAAGCTAAGTACGTTCTCGAGTCTTGTCTTAAGTATAAAGACGGAGACTGGGGCAATAGACCGGCAGCCATCTTCTATACGGAAGAGGCTCATCCACGGGGATCCAACTACTTCGCTTTATACTTCAGGGGCGACTCGCTGATGATCACAGATGGACTTCCATCCATCAAGGACGTGGTGTTCTCTGGGATCGAGGCTGAGGGTGAGGTTGTCTATTCACGGTATCGCCACGATTTTCGTGAGGGTAAGAACGGAGCATTTGTAGATGGCGGACGAGATTATTTTAAGTATGGTGGCGATCGGTTTTCTGATTACAATGTTGTTAAGTTTAAAGTGGTGAAAGATCATCTGGAGATCATAGAATGAACAGACGTAGTCTATTTGGAATGTTTGCCCTATCGCCTTTGATGGCGGTTGAAGCGTTTGCTAAGGAGAAGCCGACGGGGGAACCATTAGCAGATTCAGTAAAAATGACTCTAATGGGAGCTAAGAAGAAAGATGGTACAATGATGTATCTTGGAAATAGTTCTTCTATGATGATTGGCAACTTTCCTCAATATGATCCGAATAAACAGGTATCAATGTCAGTGGGTGAAGATGGAAACCTATGGCTGAAGAGTAAAGACGGCGACTGGAAGAGAGTAGTCGTGGAATAAAAAAGGGGACCCCGAAGGGTCCCCTAAGTTCTTTAAGTAGCTTCTTCTGTTTATTATCAGAGAAGGTTCGACACGAGAACACGACGATAGTAGACGTTCGTGTCTTCTTCGAGCGCGCCGGTTGCCGAAGCAGCGGTTGCACCCTTTGCGAAGGGGTTCGGTACGATGCCGTAACGAGTCTTGAAGCCAATCTTCGGCTGGAAGGTATCTTGACCGACCGCACGAACCATCTGGAGAGGAACGTATGGGCAGTAGAAGAGACCAGCGTCGAACACGTTGGCACCCTTGTAACCAACGGTCATATAGTTGCCGGTGGTGTATGGGTCGATGTAGACACGGAAGCGGCCGTTAAGCACACCGGCGAAGGTGTTGCCTGTGTCGTCAACCTGAAGGTTGTTGCTGTTGAGAGCAGGTGCGTAGTCAAGAACGCCAGCCATCTGGAGTGCCGAAGCGACGTCCGACGAGCAGATGATGACGTTACCCTTACCGCGACGGGTGTCCTTCGCGATTTGGTTGGCTTCGCGTTCGATCTGGAACATCAAGCCCTTGAACTTTTCAACCGACCAACGACCGTTTGAGTCGGTGTCGAGGTCGAAGATGCCTTGAGTCGTGGTGCCGGTGTTGGCGCCGCGGACCGCGGTGATGTTGATCGAGCGAACAACTTCACGGTTGATTTCCGCGAGGATTTCCGACTGAAGGATGTTCGCGAGTTCTGTCTCAGCGTCGAGGCCATGGATCGCCTTAAGGTCTTGTGCGAGTTCCATGGTGTACTCTGCCTTGAGAGCGCGTGACTTCGCGGTCACGGTCTGCTTGTCGATCGAGAACGCCATTTCAGCGAAGGCAACGTTCGAGGTCGAACCGAGCGCTTCAGCCTGTTGGGTGTTCGCGCCGCCAGCAAAGTTGTAGATGTTGCTGTTGGCGAGGACGGTCGTCTGAGCGGTTGTGCCAGGAACTGTACCGACGTTCTTGTTGCCGATCGTGTTGGCCGAGGAGATGCCAGGTGAAGCGAACGCGGTGTTCGCTTCGTTGTACAAGGCTTCGTCGGTTGTACGAGCGGTCGAGTTGGCGTAGTTTGCGCGCATCGCGAAGATGAGGCCGGTAGGACCGGTCATCGGCTGGACGCCGCAGATGTCGTATGCGATGAGGTTAGGCATCGCGCGACGAACGAGAGAGATGAGGATCGGGTCGTAACCAGCAACGCCAGTGCCGCCTGCGCCAGCGTAGCCGCCGGTGCCGACAGAGTTGGTCGGTGAAGTTTCGAACAACGACTGTGGATTGAACATCGCCTGTTCCTTGATCGCGATCTCGGTGTTCTCGAGGATCTGCGCGGTGACACGGCGACGATGAGCGTCCTTAATAGAAGGAAGGTCACCGTGCTCGAGCACGGGCTTCCACTTATTAAGCAACTCTTCTTTAATGCTGAAGGTTTCCATTGTTGTCTCCTTTCGAGGGGTTCTAATTATTTATCCAAAATTACTTCTTAATTGTTCTAGAAAGCGACTGAACGTAGGCCTGCATCTCAGGTGCCACATGTTCCGGCTTCGCGGGCTCATCGACTGATTCGCTGAGAAGCTGATCAGCATTCACCTTGACGTCACTTTTAGCAAAGTAAGTTTCCTTGATGATGTTAGCTTTCTTGTTGAACTCTTCAACGGAAGAATAGTCAACTGCTTCAATCAACTTGGTGAACTTTTCCTTCTGGGTGTCTGTCATGCCTTCCGCAAGCTTCGCGGCCGACTCGGACACTTCCTTCTGGGAAACGATCTTAGTGAGCTCGATGTTCTTTTCAGTCGTCTCATTGACTTGAGACTTCAACTCCTCGACTTCAGCCATCAGCGACTCAACGACGCTGACTTCTTCGTTCGGGATGTCGATGTAGTGTTCAGTGAAGAGGTTGTGGAGGCCGGCAAAGAAAGACTCAGCCATCTCAACCTTGATGTTGTTCTCAACCGCGAGCTTGTTCTGCTCGAGCCACTCAGCCACTGCGTAGTTGAGGTAGGCGTCGATGTTCGACTCCATCTCTTCCTTGAGCGACTCGAGGGCTTGTTCAGCTTCAGCGGCGACTTCTTCTTCGATGCGAACCCTCTCGAGGTCGACGCGGGTCATGACCGCGGCTTCGAAGAGGGTCGAGATCTTATCTTTGAACTCTTCCGAGAGATCGAGCGAGTTGCCGAACACGAGGGCGAGGTCTTCCTTGACAGCCGAAGGAAGCGCCTTAGCTGCTTCTTCCGGCGCGCCGGCTGACTTGATCGATCCCTTGTTCTTTGCAGACGCGTCGCCTGTGACCTGCACGGATGAAGCGTAGTTGGCGTCGTTTGAAGAGGTCATCTCTTCAGCTGAGCCGATGCGGGCAACGAAGTCAGCGAGCTCTTCCGAACCCATCTTCGTCGCGTATGAAACCATGTTCCTGATAAGGTCTGAGCGAGACACGGTCGGCTTTGCGGCGATCGTGCCTGCGTTTGAAGTCTCTTCTTCGACCGCCACTTGGGTGTCGATTTCAAGATCTTCGTGGTTCAAGTTTTCTTCAGACATTAGAATACTCCTGTTTTTTCTTAAAGTATTTATAAAACTCAAAGATTTGAAACGAAATGCTTGAAGATCCGGAGTTGAGCCTCTTCGAGCTCCTTCTTGTTCACCTTGCGGGCGGACTCTTCAATGTGTTTCTTTGCTTTCTCCAGCTCCTGAGCCTTGAGCAGGCCGTTGTCCCAGACCCAATCTACGCCCTCCATGATGCCGTTTACGAAGGCGTTCGGGGCGGACGGGTCGGCGACTATGTCGGCTGCCGTGGCGAGGTAGAAGTCGTCCTGTACAACTTGGACGCCGTTCACTTCTTTGAGTGAACCCATGCCGCGAGTCGAGACTCCGAGCTGGACGCCGGACTCGATGAGGTTGCGGGCGATCTCACCCATCGGGGTGGAGAGGATCTGCGCCTTACCTATGAAGTCGTTGCCTTCCGGCACCAGCGAGACGATCTTGTGTGAGACGCGATCGAGGTTCAATGAGGGACCATCGGGATGGCCGAGCTCACCGAGTGCGCGTCCCTTGTTGACGTACTCCTCGTTGTACCTGTTGACTTCTCGGGCGACCGACTCGCGACGATACATGCGACCGTTGCGGTTCTTTACCTCAGTTTGGATGAACGGTCCGTGGATGTAGAGGTTCTTCTTGCCCTCCACTCCCTCTTCGGTTATGACCTTGACCGATTCGTTTAGTTCTGCTATGAGCTTCATCTTAGTTTCCTCAGTGTGTATACGCAAGCGGGGTCGCGAGCATATTTGCACCGGTGAGTGTGTCGGTTGGTTGCTTCTCAACGACCACGAACTCTGTGTTCGTGACCGTGACGTTGGCGTATACCGTGGCGTTCGCATAGGCGAAGTTGAGCACCGCGGCGGCTCCGGTGTTGATCACCCTTACGAGCTTGGCCGAAGCGACGTTGTTTGCCGAAGCAATGGATCTTTCAGCGCCGATTGGTTTGATTGAATTAGGCATCAAAGTCCCTGCTCTCTTGCGAAGTCTAAGAGATACTGAACACCTTCGTCGGTCTCAAGCATCTGTTCAAACTTCTCTTTGTTTTCTTCCGATAAAGTATCATACAACTTATTTAACAGCTGTTCAGCGACGTTTGCATGGGTCTGTGTGTCGCCACCGATCGGCTTGTTGCCCTGTGTCGGCGGAAGGGTAACCTTCTCCTTTGAGGCCAACGGATCGGACTTCATCTTGTCGATGCTGTCCTGCTGCATGTTCTCCTTGCCGACTACGCCGTGCTGAGTCTGAGAGGCGGCAGCTTTCGCGACGTTGGCTGCCGTCATCTCCTCGGCTTCTTGAACCTTTTTCTTGCCGCGAAGGATCTTAAAGTCTTGGCCGTCGATCTTGCCGTTCTTGTTCGCGTCGATCTTATGTTGGTTGCCCTTGAGCTCCTCGGCGGTGACCTTGATCTCCTTGCGGGCTGGGGTGAAGTACTTCACCTTAACGCGACCGGTGGTTGGATCGATCATCGTCATAGCTTGACGGGCCTTCTTCCCACTTTCGCGGGTGGGCATATCAACCTCTTCCTTGCGCATCGTGCCGAGCGACACCTTGGGCTTAGGCTTCACAGCCGGAGCTTTACCGTGCTTGACGACGTGCATGAAGTCTTCGTGCGAGCGACCGAGGGCGTTCTGAACCTCTTCCTTCGCGCCCTTGGCGACCGGAGTGTTCGCGTGAACTTCCAAAGCCTTCGCGACGTGCTTAGGCTCGATCATGTGCTTCTTGCCGTTCTCAAAGGTGATCTTATGCATGCCGTCGACCGGAGCTTTACGCATCTGGTTGATGATGTTCTTGTTCGCCGCGCGGTCCGACTCATCTTCGTCGTCGCCCTTCTTCTCAACGACGAACTCCTCACCCATGCGGTTCATGAAGTTCGCGTAGTTGGCGGCCATCGGTGAAGTCTGATCCATCGGCTTCTGAGGCTTATGCTCACCGCTGTAGGTCATATAGTCGTAGACGCCGTCGAGCTGCGACTTGGCGTATGAGATCTTTGACTGAACCCAAGCTTCAAGGTCGTCTGAATCGTTGATCATAGAGATGAGCTTGTCGGCTTTATCGCGAAGCGCCGAGAGCTCGGTCTTCGCCATGATGCCTTCAAAGTCGTAGTCGTCGCTCTCCGTGTCAACGTCTTCGTTGCGCTGCATGGCGTAGTAGGCTCCGAGGGCCTGCTTCATGCGCTGCTTCTTAGACTTACCGGCGAATTTAGGGTTCTTGCTGTGAACGAAGTCTGAGATGACTTTAGCGAGCGGAGTCTTCTTTGTGATGACTTCGTCGATCTGCTCAACGTCTTCCTTCATCGGCTTCTTATTCACGATGCGAGCGGTGTTGTTCTTATCTTTATATTGATTCAGAGCCGCGAAAGCTTTTGAGGGGTGAACTTTAACGTGCTTAATTGCGCCGGTGTGCTTGTTCTTTACTTCAATGTACTGATGCTCTTCTTCGACCTGCTCGACCTCTTCGTTCTTCATCGGCTTCCTTGAGTAGACATCGACCCGTGCGCTGTGCTCAGGCTTAACGTCCTGTGAAGTCATGGTATAAAGCTCTCCGCCCTTCTTATAGAGGTGCTTGAACTTTTCGAGCGGGGCGCGACCGCGAACGCGGTGTCCGCCGACGGCCTTCTTCTTCATCTCGCCGACTTTCTTCTCATAGTCGGGGTCGTCCTTGTGAACGGTGCCGATGTAGAGATTCGACCGAGCTTCATCGATCTCAGCTTCTTCTTCAACGTTCAAAGTCTTATCATAGGCTTGGGCCGACTCGCTGTCTTCATAGGACGCGGTCTTAGGATCCTTGCGCTGAGGTGAACCCTTGAACAGGTGCTCCTGATCGGTGACGCCGGGAACGAGGTTCTTGAAGTCTGGGTTGTGAAGGGCTTTGAAGTTCTTCTCGCCCTGTGAGAGAGGCTCTTGAACTTCCGTTATGCTTTTCTTAAGTTTGTCATAGAGCTTCATCGGTTTGTTCTTCCTGACTTGAGTCTTCGATGTTTGAATCCGTGTCGGAGGAGTCTACTTCGACTTCATCGCCGACGGTCATACCAAACATGCTCGCCGCGACGTCGGCGGTGATGTTTGATACAGCTTCCTGCGAGCGCGCTGAAAGCGCTGCGTCGACGGCCGCTTTGAGTCCGACGGCGTCTTTTGTGAACGCCGAGTGAAAAATATCAGAAAGTTCAGTCATAAAATCCTCCAAAATCTCATAGTATTTATAAAATTAGTACTGTTCGCCGGTTCCTGGGATGTTCGGCTTGTTGGCGATCGGCGGCGGTGGTGACGGTTGTCCCGGCTCAATAGGTGTAGTGAGTGGAACTTTCTCACCCGCCATCTCATCCATCATGTCCGCGATCTCCTTCTCATCCATCTTGAGGATGTTCTTACGGATCCAGAGGTCTGAGTAGTAGCGACCGATGTACGGCATCATCTGGTTGAGAAGGTTCAACCTTCCTTGCATCACCTCGATCTCCTTGAACTCCTCGAAGTGATTGTCCTTGTTGAAGTTGAAGTTGATCTGCTGCTGAAGCTCCGACCAATCCTCCTCCGAGCAGACGCCCTTGAGGATGAGCTGCTTCTTGAGAGCTTCAAGGAAGAGCATTGAGAACCTACGGCGCAGGCGACCAACGAACTTGGTGAACTTGACCTCATCGCGTGAGATCTCCGAGGCCCTGCCCAATACGTTCGCCGTCTCGGTGTTGAGCCTTGAGACCGGAACGTTGAGAGAGCGAAACAGCTTCATCTGAAAGTACTCGACGTCCTGCATCTCACCGAGGTTCTGACCGGCTGGAAGGGTTGTGATCTCCGTTCCACGGTTGCCCTCACGACGGGGGAGCCAGTAGTCTTCAAGCATCGTCATGTACTTGCGATCGTCGCGAACCTCGCCGGTGACAGCGTCGTAGACGAGACGATTCTTATGGCGAACCATCATATCGCGAAGGTACTGCTCGGCCTTCACCTTCGGTAGATTACCGACATCAATATAGAAAATACGGCGCTCAGGAGCGCGACTAATACGATAGATGACTGTAGCATCTTCGAGCGTCCTAAGTTGATTGAGAGGCTTGATGGCTTTCTGCAGGTATGAGTAGACCATCTGGTTGTTCTTGTCCATCAGTCCAGATGTGACGTGAAGGATCGAGTCGGTGGCTATGCGAAGGCCGCCGGTTGAGTTGTTGTCCTGCGCCAATCCAGCGTTTCCTGGGGCGGCTACGAACGAGCGATCTGAGTACACGAAGTACTCGCGCTTCGTCTTTTGAATGGTGATGGGACCCTTAGGCTCCTTCTTGACCTCGCGAACCTTACGGATCTTTCGCGGATCAAGGTATCGGATCTCTTGGATTCCGGCCCTAGGATTCTTCTCATCGATGATTACGTGGTAGTAGAGGCGACCGTCGACGTACCAGCGCTTAAAGATCTCATAGGCTTCGTTCTGGAAGTTGAACATCTCAAGGATGTGGTCGAACTCCTCGCGGATCTTATTCTTTACGTCGTCGCTGTATTCGATGTTGTCGAGGTTGATCTTGACCACTTCGTCCGAGTCCGTGTCGATGGCTTCATTGACGATGTCGTCAACGGCTCTCTCGATCTCGGCTTCGAGTGAGATCTCCCTGTACTTAGAAACGAGCTCAGCCTCCGTCCTCGCGGTCCCATCAAGATCGATGTAGGTGCCGTACATGCCTCCTGCGGCAACGACCACTGCACCATCGTCTTTTATCTCGGGAGCGAAGGACTCAAGAGGCTGCTCTTCTTTTCTCTTGATCTCAAAACCAAATAACTGCATAATGATTTCCTATGAAAGAGCCGCTATAGGTTTATTTATAGCGGCTCCATCAAAGTCGTTAGATCGCGCCGCCGGCGTTGCCGGTGATGCCGCCGACCACCTCGAAGTTGTCGTAGAGGAAGGTTACGTTGAACTCCTCCAGCTGGTCTTGAGCGTTCCAGTCAAGACCGATATTCGAGACTTCGACGGGGAAGATGCCGTTGAACTGGTAGGTCCTGAGCACTTCTCCGGCTTTACCGAATTGAGTCACCGTAGCTTGAGACTTATAGAGCGCAGGAGCTCCCGAGCCAAGCTTGTTGATGTTGCCTTCGTAGGCGTTGATCGAGTTGTTCCACTGTTCCATCGCGTTGCGGATGAGGAAGTCTTCGTCGTTCATGACTGTGACCGTCCACGGCGCGAAGGTGCGGTCTCCGGCCACGTAGATCTTGCGGCCGAAGTATGGAACTGCGATGTTGCCTATGGTTGAGGCCGGAATCTCCGCCCTCACCGTGAGGAATGGAACCTTGAGGTCGGCGATGGCCGAGACTGGGTTCGTGATGGTGACTTGAAAGAGTGCTGGGCGAGCGCCACCGAGAGTAAGTTGAGCCCTAATGTCGTTGATTGAAAATGCCATCTTTAGCTCCTATTATACCCTACCGACGATCTCATCGAACTGAACTCCGGTTCGCACCGCGACGAAGTTAAGCTGGATGAAGTTGATCGAACGCGCCGGCTTGATGTAGATGTCGCCCCAGAACTCGTTGCGATCGATGCGCTCAGGTGTGTTGTTGGTCTCGTCACACACGACTCGGAAGTCGTAGATGCCGCGACGGCCCTTAATGTCCCTGAGGTAAGGCTCGACGAGGTTGCGGAACGTCGCCCTAGTGAACTCATCGTTGAATTCAAAGAGGGTGAACTTCGCGGAGGTCGAGATCGCCTTCTCGAGGACGATGAAGAGGCGGCGAACGTTGATCCTATCGAAAGCCGAAGGCTTACCGAGAAGGGTCTTATCACCGTAGAGAACAGTTCCTTCACCAGGAAAGTTGACGACTGGGTTGATGTCAGCTTTATAGATGACGTCCCTGTCGGTTTTGTCTGGGTTGAAGGCGAGCTTCACAACGTTCTTGATCTGACCGCGGTTGAAGCCTGCGGGTGAGAACCAAGGATCCCTCGTGTTGTCGGTGCGAACGATCGTTCCAGCGACGTCGCCGTTCAAAGGAACCCAGCGATACGTATCGTTGTACTTGTCGTACATGTACTTGTATCCTGAATCCATGACGGCGTATGAGCTGTTGTGGACCGCGTTGCGGAAGGTCACCAATGAATCAGCTGGGCTGTGGGACGAAGTCGCGACAACGAGGCTCTTAGGAGGAGACACGAGAACGATGCAGTCCTTGCGAACTTCAGCGATGTTGTCGATGATCCAGTTTGCGAGACCCTCACCGAGCGCACCATACTGATTCTTTCCTGTAAGGATGAGCGAGACGTCGACCTGTTCGGTCTTGGCGAACTTGGAATACGCGTCCGTCAGGTTTGCCAGAGTCTGAGTCGTCTCAGTCACGCCGTCGTACCCGCTGCGGAACGACTGGGTGTAGGGACCAACCGTGATCGCCGTCATGTTGGAAGCGGTGTTTGAAGTCACGCCGGCCCTTGCGTTGGCGAACCAGACGTACTGCGACTGCTGGTTGATAACGGTCTGATAGAAGTTCGTCGCGCCGTCTTCGGTCTTTGCATCCGAAGCGCGTGAGAGACCTTTCCAGATCTCAAGAACTTGACCAGCCGTGCCGGTGAAGACGCCGTCTTCGTCGACAACCGCGACATGGAGCTCGTCGCCGGCGCCGCCGAGCGATGAAGTGTACCTCGAGGTGCCAGGTGCGGCATCGACGAAGTTGAAGAACTCCCAGTAACGGGTAACGGAGTTTGAGCTAACGTTCTGCGACAAGTTATAGGTGGTCGAAAGCGAGATGTTTGCCTGAGCCGTGTAGACCGTCGAGTTCGCAGTCACCGAAGGTGCACCGATCGAGGTGATCTTGATGTTCTGAGTGCCGAGTGTTGAGTTACCAGCTACCACGTAGTCGCCAACGTTAAGTAGGTTGACGATTGTGTTGGCCATCGTGTTGGCGTTGGTGTTCGAAGTGGCTGAAGTCACGACGATTTGAAGGGTGTTGCTGTTAATCGTAAAGCTAAAGGCCGGAACGCTGTCCGAGTTACCGGTCAAGGTGGCCGAGTAGGCGTTCGTCGATTCACAGGTCGAGATCTTCAAGCTGTTGCCTTGGTAGCCGGCGTACTTACCGATCCAGTATGCGTTTGCATCAAAAGTTCCAACTTGGTTATCGTATGATTCGCTGTTCCTTACGCTCGTGTTGGCGAAAGAGACTGAGCTGTTGACCGCCGCCACTGAGTTGTAGGCATTAGATGCATTAGAGCGAACGACGTAGAGCTGATTGCCGTAGGCCAAGAAGCTTGAGGCTGTGAAGAAAGTTTCGTAGTTGTTTGCGGTTGGGCGTCCGAAAGTTGCGACGAGTTCATCTTCGCTAGAGATCAAAACTCTCTCGTTAACCGGTCCCCACCTGAAGACGCCCGCGATCGCACCCTGAGTGGTTGACACCGCAGGGACGATGGTGGTAAGATCGACTTCAGAGACGTTGACGCCAGGACTTACTTGAAATGGCATGATTTTCTCCTTTGATCATAAAATTAGAGCAATAAATCGTATTCTTATTTATAAAAAGGCTAGTTTAGAAGCAGGCGGTCGAACTCGTCGCCTGAGACCGTCATCACGTCTTCTTCAGGCATACCGTCGTCTTGGAATCCGAAGGGAGACATGTTCTCCTCGATCTGCCTCTCGTTCTCCTCTAGGATCCTCTGTCGAACGTCGGTGTCCGACAATTCCTTGAAGTACTCTTGACTAACCATCCATGAGAACAGGACCAAGCACATGACCAAGTCGTCGTGATGGCCTTCTTCGGCGTTGAACGACGACTTATCCGCGACGTAGGTCGAGAGCTGCTGGATGACTTCAAAGTCGTTGAGCTTTATCTTATTCGACTCGACCAGAGACTTGAGGTTGGAGCAGCCTATCCTCTTCGTGACCTTCGTGGTCTTGACGCCGAGTCGACTTTGGCTTCCGCCCGAACCAAGCATGACTCCCTTTCGACCGCTGGTCTTAGTCGTGACCACGTTCTCGTACTCAAGGTCCTGGTGAAGGATGTTGACGACCTGCGACCCTATGTTCGTCTCAACGAGGACCCAAGCGCTGTTGTAGTACTTGGCCACGTTCATGATTAGGGTAGGAAACAGGAGCTCCGATATGCTGCTGTTCTTATAGGTCGCGACCACCTCGTACGGCACTGTCGTCGCGTCTATCACGGTGAAGGCCGAGCTGTCCTGACCGAGACCCTCGGCCAAGTCGACCGTCATGAAGTATTGGTGACCCTTCTTAGGCTCGGCGAAGACGTTGACTCCCTGCGCGTTCGTCTGCGGCGGGAAGAACACGAGCTTCGACAAGACCGACGGGTGGATGAGGGTGTTCGACGACCCAAGGAACTCACACTCGAACTCCTGCCTGAATTGATCGACCGAGGTGTTCTTGATCATCAGATCTTTCCAAGCCTCGTCGCGTCCCGGAACGTCCGACCAATGTACGTCGACTCGGGCGTAGGTGTTGCGATCCTGCTCGGAGTCGATCCAGATCTTATAGAAGAGGTCCATACCGTTCGGCGTTGAAGTTATGATGAGTTTAGTCGTTTGACCAGAAGATATCGTCGGGAAGACCGAGGCGAAGAACTGGTCTTGAATGTTGCGCGGAACGAAGGCGAACTCGTCTAGGTAGATGAGGTTGTAGGACTGACCGCGGATCGCGCTCGATGAGGTCGACGAGGCGAGGATCTTCGACCCGTTCTCAAGCTCGATGCTTCCCTTGTTCCACTCGACTATCCCCTGCTGCATCCACTTCGGAAGCCACTCGTAGGCCAGTTGAACCCTAGCCAAGATCTCACGGGCCTGCCTCTCCTTGTTAGCGAGGACGGCGACGTTGTAGTTCTCGTTGAAGAGAACTTTGTGAAGGAGGTAGCCTACGACGCCCGTGGTCTTACCGACCTGACGAGGCATCTTACAGATCGTGTACCTGTTCGCATCGAAGACGTCGAACATCTTGACTTGGTACTTGTACGGTGCGAAGTCTATGAGGCCTCGGTCGACGTTGACGATCTTAACGTACTTCTGACAAAAGTACTCCACGTCTCTCGAACATTTCAGGTACTCCTGCACCTGATCCGCGGTGAACGGTATCTTTACGTCGCGGCTCTTTAGGTTCTTATTACCTAAGTAGATCTCACTCATTGCTCTTTATCATCTTCAAGAGGTCTGCCGACGTCAGGTAGAGGTTGTTGTTCACGGTCTTTGGACCCTCGTCCTTGACGTCTTCGAGCTGCTTCTGCTTCTTCGCGAGCTCGAGTAGGTCTTTGTTCGCGTCGACCATCGTCTTCAATAAGTTCGTCACGACCTCGAAAGCCCTAGGCGACTCAGACTGCTTCGCGACGTCTATGATGTCCTCAAGTGCGTGTGAACCCTTGTTGATGAGGTCGTATAGGTTGCTGCGCGCGAATTCGTAGTCGTCGGTCGCGATCTTAGGTGTCAGGTCGGTTATCCTCGACTTACTCGGCATGTCGGGTAGGTTGAGCGACTGCCCTATGATATCTTTCTTATCAGCCACTTGGGAAGTCCGTAGTTGTGATCACATAGTCGAAGTTGTCGGTCTCATCGATCGACGTGTATGGAATGGTGTCCGCGAGAATCGTCGTCGGGTTTCCGTTTGCGTCTAGTCCCGGCTGGGTGACGACCCTGTTGAGGGCGAGGTTCGCCGTCATGGGAGCGAATGAGTTGACAGTCGCGACCTTGATCTGCTTCGCCTTCGTCACCGGACCGTAGAGGTACGCCTTCATGGTGAAGTTGATCGTCCAGATCAAAGCGCGCCGCTGGGTGAAGTCAGTCGCGTACGTATCCTCGATGTCGATGGAACCGATGACGATCGGGATGTCCGTGGTGTTCTCAAAGTCAGCCAGAAGCTGAGCCGATATGGTCCACTCAGGGGTGAAGTAAGGGAGGATCTGCTCGACTATCCTAGTCGCGTCCTCGGTCTGCTTCGTCATGATGGACATGGTGAAGTCGATGTCGTATGGAACGGGTGAGTACACCTTCTTGAGGACGCTGTTGCCCGATACGTTTTGGTTGGTATACAGCGGGATCGTGGTCTGAAGCTTCCTGTCGCTGGCGTACCTTATGCCGCTGATCTCGAAGCCGATCCTTGGAAGTATGGCCGCAGTCTGAACTATGCCGGTCGGGTTGGCTTCGACGCGGGCGAGGAACTTCTCCCTCGGTCCGTAGGCGATGGGAACCTTGAAGCTTGTCACCACGTTGCCGTTGGCGTCGAGCCTCTCGATCTTGATGTTGTTGAAAAGCGTGCCGAATATGACCACGTACTTGCGAAGAAGCGAGTGATAGAATGGAACTGAAAGCATTAGGTCCTATAGCCTCCAGCCTTTTCACTGAATGGGTCGAACTCGGTAAAGTCGATGAAGTCTTGACCCTCCGACTCAAAGACGTCGTTCTCAGCCTGCACGTCGATGGCTTCGATGTCGAAGCTCTCAAGGATGATCCTCTCGCCGGATTCAGTGACGAGAACGTTTCCGTTCTCAGCGAGAAGCTCGTATCCATCAGACTTAAGTGAAAGGGCGTTGTATACGCCGTCGATCTCGGTGATGCCGGTGTTGAAAGTCTCGCTGCTAGCTTCATAGAGCTCGCAGGTCAAGTCGTAGGTCTGAAGGGCACCGAGCTGATAGAATATAGGCTTGACGTCCGCGTTCTTAATCTGAAACACCGATCGCGTCAATGGAAACCAGATGAGGTCTCCTTCCTTCGGACGAACGTCTGCCGTGTAGTTTCCGACTTCTGCCTTGAAAGTCCTCTGAGCGATCGTGAATACGATCTGATCCCTCACCTGCAGGCCGAACTTCGATAAGAACTCACCGTCTCCGGTGAAGCCGTCGACGTTCCTTATGTAAGCCTCGATCAAGTAGGATGAGTTGTATGAGTATGAACCCTCCCTGAAGACGTCGTCGCGGTTGCTCGTGGTCCTAGGGATGTAGTATACGTCGATGCCGTAGATCCTGATCGACTCAATGATCAAGTCCTCGATGAGGTTCTGCTCAGCGGTGGAGTTGAAGTTGTTGAAGAAGACGGAGGTTGCCATCAATCATCCGATCATATCGTATGCGGGCAACGAGTAGGACACCGCCATCTCGTTCTCAAGCTT